GGGAATTGCGAAGGCGATCCGAAACCTCAAAGGCGGCAACGGTCGCGCAACTCAATACGTGGTCGATACGGACGCGATCAAGGAGATTTTCGACCCCTGCGACGTGAAGACGGTGGCCGGTGAATTGGTCCCGTTTAGCGTATCATTCCCGACCCAAAATGATACGCAACAACCGTATCAAAATGATACACTGTCTATAGGTATACTTCAGGACCGCCCTAGCCAAGTGAGCGAAAGCTTCGAGGGGGTCGACCATGAATGATCTGTTTCACGATTTTTCAGGCGGCGAGATCCTAGCCAGGAAGAAGGAACTTCGACCCCACCAATCTCGGGCAATCGCCCTAATCCGCCAATCCCTTGGTAAGGGCCTTAAGCGCGTCGTTTGCGAAGCACCTACCGGCTTCGGCAAGACGCTGACCGCTGCAAAAATCATCGAAGGCAGCATGGCCAAGGGCAAGCGGGTTATCTTCACCGCGCCAGCCGTAAGCCTGATCGATCAGACCGTGAGCGCCTTTGAAGCCGAAGGGTTGACCGACATCGGCGTTATGCAGGCCAGCCACCCACGCACCGACCCCACGGCGGCATTGCAGGTGGCGAGCGTTCAAACGCTGGCAAGGCGTGACATCCCCGAGGCCGCGCTAATCATCGTGGATGAATGCCACCTTCGGGCCAAGGTCATCGAAAAGCTGATGAAGGAACGCGACGACGTGTTTTTCATCGGCCTGTCTGCCACGCCGTGGGCCAAGGGCATGGGATTGCTTTGGCAGGACAAGGTGACGCCCTGCGAAATTGGTGATCTGATTGAGGCGGGCTACCTGTCGCGCTTCACGGCTTTCGCCCCGGACATCCCCGACATGAGCGGCGTCAAGACGGTCGCGGGCGATTACAGCGAGGCCGGATCGGCTGACGTGATGGAGGGCAAGGCCCTGATGGCGTCGGTGGTGGAGACGTGGCTTGAGCGCGGAGAGAACCGCCCAACGTTGCTTTTCGGGGTGAACCGCCAACATGCCAAGAACTTGCACGACGCATTCGAGCGGGCAGGGGTGGCGGTGGCGTACTGCGATGCGTTCACGGACGTTGTGGAGCGGCAGATCATCGAGCGCCGTTTTCGCTCTGGCGAGGTGAAGATTGCTTGCTCGGTTCGGACGCTGACAACGGGCGTTGATTGGCCTGTGTCGTGCATCATCGACGCGGCCCCTACCAAATCCGAAATGCTGCACGTCCAGAAGATCGGGCGCGGCTTGCGCGTGAACGATGGCACCGAGGATCTGCTGATCTTGGACCACGCGGGCAACTCGCTGCGGCTTGGGTTGGTTACGGACATCCGCCACCCCACGCTGGATCGCACCCCGCCGGGAGAAAAGCAGCGCAAGGAACCGGGCGAGAAGCTGCCCAAGGAATGCGCCAATTGCGCGGCACTGCACGTGGGGCTGACCTGCCCGTTTTGCGGCCATGAGCGCAAGCCTGTGGCGGGCGTCGAGACCGTCGATGGGGAGCTGGTCCAGATCACGGGCAAGAAGGCCAAGCCGACGAAAGAGGAAAAGCAGGCGTTCTACAGCATGGCGCTTTGGATGGCTGATGAGCGGAAATACAAGAAGGGGTGGGCCGCGAACAAGTACCGCGAGAAATTCGGCGTGTGGCCTCGGTCCCTGTCGGAATACCGCATCCCTGCTGACCAAGCCTTCCTGAACTACGAGAAGTCCCGCCGGATTGCATGGGCCAAGCGTCAGGAGGTCAAGCGATGACCTTCCATCGACGCACGGCAGATGTGGCAAAGGGCAAATGGCGCGGCATTCTGATGTCGTTCGGACTTCCCGAGAATTGCCTTAAGGACAAGCACGGCCCTTGCCCCCTTTGCGGCGGGAATGATCGGTTCCGTTGGGACAATAAGGAGGGGAAGGGAACCTACATCTGCGGCCAGTGTGGCGCTGGTGACGGTATCAACCTCGCCATGGCCTACACCGGGCAGACGTACCGCGAAATCTGCGACCAGATCGACGGGATGGTGGGCAATCTCAAGGTTGAGGCTCCCAAGCCCACTATGACGCCGGAGAAGCGCCGCGACGTGCTGCGGGACACCTACCGTGCCACACAGCCAATCCAGCCCGGAGACCTCGCCCACAAGTACCTGGAGAGCCGCCACGTTGACGAGTTGATCTATCCGGCGGCTCTGCGGTTTGCGCCAAAGCTTCGGGACGGAGAGGGCGGGTTGCGGCCCGCGATGATTGCAATGGTGGGCGTCCATGGCGAGGCAAAGCCTGTGTCGATGCACCGGACGTTCCTAGCGGCTGACGGTTCGGCTAAGGCGGAGATGGGCGCGCCCCGCAAGATGATGCCGGGGGAGCTGCCGGAAGGCGCTTGCGTCATGCTGTCGGAATACACTGGCGGCCCCCTAGGCATTGCCGAGGGAATTGAAACGGCCATGTCGGCTTCTGCCCTTTGGAGTTTGCCCGTCTGGTCGGCAATCAACGCCAACCTCCTGGAAAAGTGGACCCCGCCCGAGGGCTGCACTGAGGTGGCGATTTTCGGAGATAACGACCCGAAATTCGGTGGGCAGGCGGCGGCGTATTCGCTCGCTCACAAGCTGGCCGTGAAGGGCATTCACGTAACAATCCATATTCCGCAAATGGTCGGCACTGATTGGGCCGATGTCTGGGCGGAGAAATGTAAAGGACAAGCACAATGAAGAACCTAGTTATCGCAGGGAAGTGCGGCAAAGACGCTCAAACACGGGACGCGGGATCGAGCCGGGTAACAAGCTGGTCGGTCGCGGTTGATGACGGGTGGGGCGACAAGAAAACCACGCTTTGGTTTGACTGCTCCTGGTGGGGCCAGCGCGGCGAGAAGGTCGCGCAGTACATCCGCAAGGGCGATAGCATCTCGGTTTCTGGCTCACTTTCCACGCGAGAGTATGAGGGCAAAACGATCCTCACATTGGACGTAACAGACGTGACGCTCCAAGGCGGCGGGCAGGGCCGCAACAACTCGGACGGCGGCTATTCTCAGCAATCCAGCGGTCAGGGCGCAGGGGGCGGCGGCTTCGGCGGTGGGTCTGACATGGAGGACGAAATCCCATGGTAACTGACGCAACCACACCCCCGGAGCGGATCGCTGAGTTGGAGCACGCATTGCGCGCGACAGCAGCAATTCTCCAAGCCGAGCAGCGCAGACAGGGCGGCAAGCCTTTTTCCGGAACGTGGACCATCCCGGCATATGGAATTTCCATGACGGTTTCAGAATGCTTGGACTTGGCTAACGAAACCTTGTCGCCCCTCCCCACACCCCCGGAGGCCCGCCCATGACCTACCAGCACCCCCACGACCGCGACGACGGGCGATCCATCGAGGAACTGTGCAAGCCCCTCTCTGCAACTGTCTCTCCCCTGAGCGTGAAGCTAGGCCGGATAGGCGAGGTGGCGGAAGGCACGATCATGCGGAACCAGCGCCAACTGCGGGCCAACGTCGGCAAGGGCGGCGGCTGGCGAAAGCTACACCTACCGGGGGCACCCAAATGACGTACCAGAACCACGGCGCGCTCACACCGCGCGGCTTCACCAGCGACGCACAGCTTAACCGCATCAACCGGGTATGCCCTGCGCCAGATCGAATGCCCGCCTACACGCCACAAGAGGCACGGGTGCTTGAAGACCATTACATCAAGGGCATGATGAAAGAGGGCTATCTGGTAGCGGATGGCGGCGTGGTAACGCCTAAGCGCGTACGCAATGCCGAACTAGAGTCCCGCCTGTTGTTCCTCATGGGCGAGCGCCCCCACACGGGCAAGGAGTTGGCACAGATCGTCCAGCGCACTCATCAGCAGATCGTGAGCGTTCTGAACCTGCTAGAGCGCGAGGGGAAGGTCACACGTACGCGCCGTGGATACGGAAAGAACGGAAAGAGCATTCCGTCGCTGTGGTCCACGGCATGACCACCGAAGCACAAGCAGCCATGTGCGAGGGCAAGCAGGGCACGTTTTGGCCAAGGTTGGCGTTCGCAGATTACGTGGGGCCGGAGGCTTTGGTGTTCGCATGGCTTCCTGTGAGGCGTTGGGATGGAACACTCGCTTGGATGTGCCGGGTGCGTCGAAGGGCGGCGATAGTGCCGCTGCGCATAAGCCCCCGGGGCGGGTCTCCATTCTTCGTCTACAGCCACGCATAGAAAATTAATCGAGCAATAACGAGGGCAGAGCATGGCAAAGAAGCGCAAGCGCCGCAATAAGGCGCACCAGCAACGCACGACCACCCAAGGCGCAGGGGTAACTCCCGAAGCGCCCAACAAGGCAATCAGGCCCACCCCTGAGCGCGCGCAGCACGGCAAGGTGAACATTCCCTTCGGTGTCGGCAAGCACGAGCGCCCCGCAACGGTCGAGTGCAGCGACATGGTGGCCACGCTCTACGAGGGCGGCAAGATCACCTACAGCCAGGAGCAGGCCGCGCGCACGTTCCAGCAGCTACACGCCGACTACGTGGCGGATCTGGGCATATCGACAGGGCGCTCCTGCCTCGACATTGGCCCGGTCGGTCACGACGAGAGCGACGGCAACCCCGAGATTGCGGCACGGCATCGGCGGATCGTGCGAGAGCTTGGCATGTTGCGGGAAGCGGAGCTGCGGTGGGTGGTGCTGCAAGGGCGCAGGCCGCGTGACCCGGAAGCCGAAGTTTTGCGGTCTGCGCTGGATGTTGTGTCGGGTTGCGTGTAGCATTCAGGCAAGGAGACGGAAATGGAATGCACTGTATTTAAGAGAGGCGTCTTTCTGGTCTTCTGCGACGCAAGCGGGCATGAGGTGGCCAGATTCGTTCCGGATAGCAGCGTCAGCGTGGGCGACACAGTATCGGTTCAGGTTTCTGGCGGTGTCGGTGTGTGCGGGGGCGTTAATCTCATACTTGAGGGCATGGTGCAGAGAGACCCAAGCGATAAGGCCGAAATTGATGCTTGACGGGGCGTCTTAAAGCGTCTATCTGTGAACCCGGATATCTATGCCCGGTGGAAACATCGGGCGTTTTGATTCAGCCGCTCTTTGGCGGTGCGCTGTTAGCCCTTACGCCTCATTCCATAACGGCCAAAGGCGAGCGCACCCCCTGAGCGCGGCGGCGTGGAAAGTAGACACGCACCGATGCGGATGGGTAAGACGGAAACAGGACCTACGGGCTGGAAACGAGCGGGCATCACCGCGTGACACGAACCCAAGCAGGAGTAACGCCCTGCCCGCGCTCAATACATAGCCGCTCTTTGGCGGTGCGCAACAATTCATGCGGCGTCGGAAAGGGATTCCGGCCCTACAGACTTAGATCGGTCGCATGTATTTGGCCCAAGTCGGTCGGAACGCAGGGTGCGCACCTCCTGAGCGCGGTAGTGGTCTAGTAGCTGGTTCGAGTCCAGCCGGTGTCGAAAGCCGCCTGCCGTGGGGCAGAATTGACTTAGGGGTGCTGGTTCAATTCCAGACGCCGCGCCCAACACAACAAGACCCGCCACGCCTCTGACGCAAGCGCACCCCGGCGGGTTGCTTACTCCCACGCCCGCGCGTGAAACAGACACACCACACATAGGCAGGACACGTTATGGAAGCTGTTATTGCAGTAATCACACTTGGTCTGATTCACGGCACGGGCGGAAACCCGCAACCCCTCGGCGTGTTCGACTGCGAGACGATTGATCGCGGCGGCTACCACGTCTTTGCAGATCCCACGTGCCCCGCACAGTACCGGGAGCGCGATGACTACGACGCCGAACCGGAACCCGTCGAAGAAGAGCCTGCGGAGCCGGAAGCGCCCGAGGCTCAGTGATGCGACGCCTGATCTGCAAGCTCTTGCGCCTCCCCGTGTGCGATGGCTCATGCCGCAAGGATACGGCCATCAACCTGCACGGCGAGGCATTCACCCGACAGCGGGTTGTTGAGTTGATCACCGCAATCAACGAGGCACAGGAAGACGGCCACCCGCTGCGCTGACGTCAATAAGGCCCGTTAGCAATCCACCGGTCTAGCCCACGCTCATACGTTGGCCCATAGGCAGACCGGGCATCACGGAACTCATACCACACAAGGCAGTCATCCACATCGCCGGTCGCGTTGCAGCGGTCGCGCAACTGCTGCGCCATGGCGTACTCTTGGTTCACGTCCTGGGTGGCCTCGGCAAACGTTCCGCCCACGCATCCAGCAAGGGTAAGCGAGGCGGCGGCAATCAGGGCAGTTCTAAGCAAAGCGTGTCTCCTATCTGGTGAGGCCGCATGGTTGACGGATACCAGCGCACAGGCAAGGGGAAATGCTTTGGCTTGGTCACATGAACTGAGCAGGCACGAGCGCGGATATGGCTCTGAGTGGGTCAAGCGCCGCAAGCACGTCCTGCAACGCGACATGTACCTGTGTCAGCCCTGCCTCCGCAACGGAAGGCCGACACCCGCTAAGGAAGTGGATCACATCACCCCCAAGGCGCAGGACGGCACAGACGACTACGACAACCTGCAAGCGATTTGCACTGACTGCCACAAGGCCAAGACGAAGGCGGAGAAGAACGGCAAGCGCGCCATCGGTGTTGATGGGTGGCCCGTGGTGTGAACTCTCACCCCCGTTAAAGGGGTAGGGGGTACCTCAAAGTCTAGGCTCTGGGGCTTGGGTACCGGTGTCAGGGCCTCTTTTTTCGCATTCACAATTCGAGGATTCTGCAATGGCTCGACCTCGGTTGCCCGAAAAAGTTGCCGAGGTCACGGGCGCAGATAAGCGCTCGCCTGGGCGATTTAAGGGGCGCGCAGCGCCAAGGGTTAGAAGCCTCGGCCCAGCCCCTAAGCGGCTGACGGAAGAACAGCGCGAGATCTGGGATGAGTTCAACGATGAGTTTCCCTGGCTTGGTCGGAGTGACCGGGCGCTTGTCGAGAGCGCGGTTATTCTTCGCGCCTTGCTCCAGCAATTGGGGGCAGATGCTCCGATAGCGCTACACGCCCAGATGAGGCTCTGCCTCTCGTCCATGGGCGGAACGCCTGTTGATCGCTCCAAGGTCGAAACGCCAGATGAGCAGGAAGAAGATCCGGCTGATGAGTTCCTCAACTGACCCTGTAACCGCCTACGCAAAGGCGGTGGAGGCCGGGGAGATTGTCGCGGGGCCGCATGTGCGAGACGCGGCCAAGAGGCACCTTGACGATCTGGTGACGGGTGCGGACCGGGGGCTATACTTTGATATCGACGCGGCGGAGCGGTTCTTTCGGTTCTGTCGCACGGTTCTGCGGTTGAGCGAGGGGCAATTCGACGGGGTGCCGTTTGAATTGGAGCCTTCGCAGAAGTTCATTTGCGGGTCGCTGTTTGGGTGGAAGCGGAAGGTTGACGGCAAACGTCGATTTCGCCGCGCATACATCGAGCAGGGCAAGGGCAACGGCAAATCGCCTATGGTTGGCGCAATCGGCCTCTACGGCATGGTTTCGGATGGCGAGGCGGGGGCGCAGATTTACGCGGCGGGCGCGACCAAGGAGCAAGCTGGCATCCTGTTTCGGGACGCCGTGGGAATGGTGGACAAGGCCCCGTCGCTGGACAAGGTTATCCGGCGCTCTGGTGGGCCGGGGCGCGAATACAACCTCGCCCACATGAAGTCGGGCAGCTTCTTTCGTCCGGTGTCTAGGGAGACCAAGAAAACGGGTTCTGGCCCGCGCCCTCACTTCGCGCTTTGCGACGAGGTGCACGAACACCCGGACGGCGGCGTGATTGAGATTTTGGAGCGCGGTTTCAAGTTTCGGGAACAGCCGCTTCTGATAATGATTACAAACAGCGGATCTGACCGGCAGAGCATCTGCTGGCAGGAGCGGCAACACGCGGTCAAGGTCGCGGCGCAGGACGTGGAGGACGACACGACGTTCAGCTATGTTTGCGCACTGGACGAGGAAGACGACCCCTTTGAAGACCCTTCCTGTTGGATCAAGGCGAACCCGCTCCTGGGCGTCACGATCACAGAGGAATATCTGACCATCCAAGCCAAGCAGGCGCGGGATATTCCGGCCAAAGCCAACGGCATTCGACGCTTGCACTTCTGCGAGTGGACGGATGCCGAAAGCGCATGGATTAGCCGCGCGGCTTGGGAGGCTATCGAAGATCACACGCTCGACCTAGAGCAGTTTCACGGCAAGTCTTGCATGGCGGGGCTTGACCTCTCCGCTAAGGCTGACTTGACGGCCAAGGCGCTGGTTTTCCCTGACGGGGAGACAGAGGAGGGCTTGCCAAAGTTCGCGGCCTTTGTTCACGGCTACACGCCTGCCGAAACCCTGCGCGCTCGTTCTGAGAAGGATGGTGCGCCCTACGATTTGTGGGTTGATGCGGGTTTCATCACGGCAACGCCGGGGAAGAAAACGCGCCTAGACTTCGTGGCGCAGGATTTGCTGGACGATTCAGAGGTATTTGACCTTGATTTCGTCGCTTACGACAACTTTTTGATTGCCGATTTCGAGGCAATTCTAGGCGATATGGGCGCTTCTTTGCCCATGCTGGACCACCCGCAGGGATGGAACAAGCGCAAACGAGACACGCCAGACGGCGAAGAAATTACACTTTGGATGCCCGGTTCCATTGACGAGCTGGAGACCCTCATCCTGGAGGGCCGCATCCGGGTCCATGTAAACCCGGCTCTGCGCTCTGCGGTGTCTAGCGCCACGTTTGATAGGTCGCCTTCGGATTTGCGGCGGTTCACGAAGCACAAGGCAACGGCGCGAATTGATATGGCGGTCGCGCTGGCGATGGCCGTAGGCGCGGCAACGTCAAGAGATTACGGCGGCGGGTTGTCGTCCCCATGGGATGACGAAGATTTCGTCTTGGAGGTTGAATGATGTTTGGATTCGGCAAGCGTGAAAAGCGGGAGGCGACGTTCACGCAGTCCGAGCCACGCAGCTTCATGGAGATTTTCGGCCTGAGCGGTTCCGCGTCGGTTTCGATGGATGAGGCGCTTGGCGTCCCGGCTGTTTGGGCTGCGGTTAACTTCATCTCAGGCACCATCGCGGGGCTTCCCCTGAACGTCTTCGACCGCGACAGCAAGGGCGTGAAAAAGAAGGTGAAGGCCACCAAGGCCAACCCGGTTGTGGACATGCTTCACAACCAAGTGAATGACGGGTATTCTTCGTTTCAGTGGCGCTTTGACATGTTCTCCACAGGCGTTCTGACCGAGGGGCGTTTCGTCACCTACATCGAGCGTGACAGCATGGGGCGGCCCATCAACCTGTTTCCGCTGATCGGCGCGACGGTTGAGCGGATGTCGAATGGGCGCAAGCGGTACAAGCACAAGGCAGGCGACAAGACCCAAGTTTATGACGAGATGGACGTAATAGACATGACGTTCATGCTTCGGTCTGATCTTCTAACGCACCGCTCCCCGCTTCGACAGTGCGCGGTTGCTATTGGCAAGGCTGCGAACGCCAACGAATACGGATCCAAGCTGTTCAAGAACGGCGGGTTGCCAGCGTTTGCGCTGCAAGGCCCGTTTGGGTCTGAGAAGGCGGCGGCGCGGGCATCTGAAAACGTAGCAGAGGCCACCAAGGAGGCGGCGCGCAAGGGCGGCAACGTCCTGGCTATTCCTCTCGGCCATGAATTGAAGCCGCTCGGCTCCGACCCGGAGAAGATGCAGCTTGTTGAGACGCAGGAATTTGCGGTCATCGAGATCGCGCGGATTTACTCTTTGCCGCCCACGTTCCTGCAAGACCTTTCGCGGGCGACCTTCTCCAACTCGGAGCAGCAGGATCTGCACCTCGTTAAGCACACCCTGAAACGGTGGGTGGAA